GTCTACTTCTTTGAGCCAAGCCAAATTTGAAGCACTTCTTCCTATGAGGTATGCAAATTGTAATCGTGATTATTTTTCTGCTACCCACCCTACTTTTCAAGGTGCTACTTTTTTAGTTAATCCTGCCGTTTTTCCTGATTCTGATCAGGGTTATTTTGCTTCCCCTTATTCGCAAAAAGTGGATAATTTTTACCCTAACCAAAATATCAACGGTGTTGTTGCTCGTACTGGTGTTTCTTCTAAGCCTGAATCCTCTTTGATTGAACAAGACGGAAATATTAATTCTAACAATATGATGGGTTTTGCAGGTTCTTATGGAAATACCGCTTCCACTTCGGCTGCTGCTATTCGTGTAGCTTTTGCCTTAGATAAACTTTATCGTAGTACTATTGAAGCTGCTGACGGTTCTTACGCTTCGCAGGTTAAGGCTCATTTCGGTTATTCTATGAAACATGACCCTTATAAATCCCTTTATATTGGTGGTTCTTCTTCACCTATCCAAATTAATGAAGTCCTTACTACCGCTAATACTTCCGATGGTACTACTGGTGATGTTTACGGCCGTGGTCTTTCTTTGGATAATTCTAAGGTATTTAATTTTACCTCTAATGAACATGGTTTTTTGATTGGTATCTTTTCTGTTGTACCTTCCAACCTTTATCCGTCTGTTGGTGTTGATTATATGAATACCGCTTTCAATCGTACTCAGTGGTATCAGCCTGAGTTTGACCAGATTGGTTATCAACCAATTGCAGGTTATGAAATAAACGGTGTTTCACCTTCTAATGCTGAAGTTACTAATAAGTGGTTACTTTCTTGTCCTCATGTCCTTGGCTTTACTCCTCGCTATGCTCAATATAAAACCAAGGTTGACAAGGTTCATTTTCCTTTTTATACCTTTCAGCTTAATGGTTTTACCGATAATACTACTAATATCGTTAAGGGTTCTTTATCTTCTTGGTCTCTTCCTCGTTTTTCAGGAATTCAGGATACTTTTAACGCTAATGCTTTTCTTGCTCGAAAAGTAAAGCCTTCTGTTATTAATCCTATTTCTTCTGTTGCTGACGATGGATCTATTAATACTGATTTCCTTCTTTGCAATCTTGATATTAATTGTAAGGCTTTGCGCAATATGAGTGTAGACGGTCAGCCTAATTTATAAAACATTTGCCTTTGAGGTTTTAGTAAAATTTTACTTTAACCTCTTAGGTTTTAAAACTTTTTTGTTATGTTTATATCTCCCGATCCTGATGAATTTTACGATGCGGTTTTTTTCATCGACCCAGTTACTAAAACTGTTGATGATTCGCTTGTTATGTCTTTATGTAAAGATCCTTTAAACGCTGATCGTTATTCTAAGTTTTTACAGCCTCGTCCTTTACATTCTTCTCCCTCTGTTGATGACGAAACAAATTTTGCTCTTTGTATGCCTCGTTCTGTTCAGTCTTTGTCTGATCGTACCCTTTTCAATGAATCTTTAGCTGATTTTATTAAATCCTCTATACGTTCTTCTCCTGAAAAGGCTGATTCTCCCATCTCTCTTGATGGTGTTTCTCATTCTCCTGAACCTTCTAATTCTCCTGATTCTTCTAATTCTTAAATTTTCTTTTTATGGCTTTAACTGATTCCCAATCTGCTGCACTTTTATCAGGTGGTTTTGGACTTCTTGGTGGTTCTATTGCTGCTTCCTCTTCCAAAAAAGCTACTAAAGCAGCTATCAAAGCTTCTAAAGAAATGCAAGCTAATCAGCAAGCATTTGCTTTAAAAATGTTTGATCTTACTAATGAGTATAATTTACCTATTAATCAATTTCAGCGTTTGCAAGATGCTGGGATCAATCCTTTTATGGCCCTTGGCAATATTACTGGACAATCTTTTCCCGTTTCTCCAGTTGGTTCTCCTTCCGCTCCCGTTGATCAGTCAGGCCCTATACTTGCCCAGTCTTTTGATCAAGCTGCCCAGCAGATAGGAAACATTGCTATGGCTTCTGCTCAAATTAAAAATCTTGATTCTCAGACTCAAGCCCAAAATATTAATAATTCCTACTCTGATGTTCGAAACCGTCTTTCACTGCAGGAAACTTTGGCTCGTATTTCTAATATCGATAAAGATTCTAAGATGAAGGATTTAGCTAACCAATTTAAGGCTGAAAACTTTGATGCTTTGTCTAAATCTATTAAGTTAGATAATGATCTTAAATCTGCCCAGTCTAATCTTTTTGATGCAACCAAAGATTATTATCTTTCTTTGACTAAATCCGAGGATTATCGTAGAGCACATATTATGCCTATGGAAGTTGAAAAACTTATTAATGATATTAACGTTGCTTGGTATAATGCCAAATCTCAACGTATTTCTTCCCAGGCTGCTTCGCTTGGTGCTCAGGCTTCCATGGTTAACGCTCAAGCTAATTCTTTTACCGCTCATACTAATGCTAAATTGACATTGGAACAAGTTGTACATCAACAAATAGAAAACCGCTTTGCCGGTCGGCTTTCTTCTGCTTCACTCAAGAAACTTGAAGCCGAAACTACTAACTTTATCAATCAATCCTCTACTTATAAGGCACAGATTAATTTCTTGGAATCCAGTGCCACCCTTAATTACTCGAATGCTGTTACTGGTGGTTTTCGTAATGTTATGCAAGGTGTTGGCAGTCTTATTCCTTTTAGTGGTCATTAAAGTTTTATTTGGTTTAGTTTTAGCTTTACATTTTGATAGGCAGCATCTTTACTTTTTTACCTTTTGTAATGGTGCTGCCTTACATTTTGATAGGCTGCTTAATTACTCTTTTGAGTAATCATTACGCATTTGCGTATTATTTCAGACCTACTCAATTGTTATACGTTTCCTTATTAACTCGAAGAGTCTGGCGAACCCAGTTGTACGGCTCCCACTACACACATAGTGAGCGGAGCGAGCGTCCCCCTCTCTAAAACTAAAATGTCAAAACTTCTGTTTTGATGCTCTGCCCTTGATCTCTTATGCAAAAATGACACAATCTTTATATTGTCATTTTCATTTTTATATGTTGTCCTATATTAATTTATGTTATTTTTTTATTTAAACTTTTGTTTTTATTGTTTTATTTCTTATTTTTGCGGTGAACTTAATTTTTATATTTATGATAGTGAACGAGAATATAATTCAATCTAAATTAGAAAAGTTACTTCCTAGTTATTGTGAAGTGCAGGTTTGGCATCCTGACCAGTTTATCACCATCGATATAATTTGTGAGCGTTGCATCCATTTGCGTCCTGATGTTATGGATTTTTTGTCCTCGTTGAACATTAAGGCGATGCATTTTGGCTATGATCGCGTTCTCCATGCTAATCACGTTACTTTTAAATTGTAGGGTTAAACGGTGATTTTCCTGAATTTTTATTAATTTATTTAAAATATTTATTCTTATGAAATATATCTTTTGTTTTTTGATGTTCTTTGTTCTCGTTTGCTTGTCTTCCTGCAAGAGTCTTTATTTAAGTAGGTCAGGCAAAACTTTAACGGTAACCGTTGACTCTACGGTTACCCTTCACGGTTCTGAGTTTAGTCGTTAATATTATGTTGAAAGATCTTATACTTACTTCTTCAACCTCTTGTTTAGATAGCAAGTTTATTACTAACAGAGGTATAACTTACGAAGTCCCTTGCCGTAAGTGTTCTGCATGTCAGTCCGTTCGACGTGTTCATCTTTTACGTCGTGCAGATGCCATTTCAAAAATGGGTAAGTTTGGTCTTTTTATTACTCTTACTTATAGATATGATTCCATGCCCCTTGCTTTTTATGCTGGTCATGGTTCAATTGCTCTTTATCGTGGTGGTGATTCTTTTATTACTTATATTCCTGTTAATCATCATTATACTTCTGATGATTTTTATCGTCCTGTTCGGCTTGTAGTTGATGGTCGTGCTGTTAAAACTTTGTCTCCTTGTCAGGCTGTTCTTTATAAGCCTGATCTCCAAAAGTTTATGAAACGTTTACGTCGTTCAGTTGATTATCATTTTAAAAATTTAAATATTAATGAAAAAAAACTATACTATTTTGCGGTTGGCGAGTACGGACCTTCCTCGCTACGCCCGCATTATCATGTCTTGTTGTGGTCTAACAATGCCGAAGTTTTACATTACGTACAACAAAATATATTTTCGTGTTGGCCGTACTGTGATCGTTCATCTCTTATCGTCAAACCTTGCGACAAATCAACAAGTTCGTACTTGTCGGGATATGTTTGTGCTTCTTCTTCTCTCCCTTTTCTATTACAAGAAAGAAAGTTTATGCAGTTCCACGTCGGATCTAAGAAAGATGGTTTCGTTCTTCCGTATGAAATGCCTTTGTCTGTCACGGCTGCCCTTTCCAGTGGCATTACCTCGTTTTCGACCCTTGATAAATCAGGATCTCTTAAGGACTTTAAATTATCCAAAGCGGATTTCCTTTCTTTCTTTCCCCAACCAACTGGATACAATTCTTTATCTTCACGCGATAAATATTCACTTTTTCTGCGCTATAGTTTCCGCTACTGCAAAGAAGAGTCCTCCGCCTATCAAGATTTCCAGCAACGATTAGTATCTGATTCTTTTTCTTATACTGATTATTTATTTTATCGATCTGTTTTGTTTTATAGTTCTCAAACCTTTGTTCTTCCAGTTGTTCAGGGTGATCAAGTTGTTTCTTACTATGAAGCTAAATTTGATCCTTATTCTTTTATTAAACTTGTAGATCATGTTCTATATAAATTAGATATGCAATATCTTCATGATCTGTTTTCTTATCTTGAAGATGTCTATGATCGTGTTGCTTTTGATTCTTTTGATATTCAAAAGCTTGCCCTTTATTTTTATAAAGATAAATTACGCTTGCTTCCTAATTCTTTGTCTTTCATCGAATTTAAGCGGCGTTTTGGTGATCGTTTTTTTGGTCTGTCTTACTTCCAGTTATATAAACACGGTTTACTTGATATCGATCGTTTCGATTATAGTACTATTTCTGAATATAATCGGAAAGTTATTGAACGTGATCTATTGACTCATATTAAATCTAAAAAGTTAAATTCTTATACTTATTCTAATTCTTTATAATTATGAGAAATCTTTTTCAAAAATCTTCTCCGTCTCCTCATTTGCAGAGAAATGTGTTTGACCTCTCTCAAAACCAAGTTTTTTCTGCAAAGTGTGGTCAATTGTTACCCGTCTTTGTTGATGAGGTTAACCCTAACGAAAGTTTTCAATTATCCTGCAGCAGTTTTTTACGTACCATGCCTTTAAATACTGCTTCTTATGCTCGTTTTACCCAACGTGTTGATTTCTTTTTTGTTCCTTTCCGTCTTATTGTCAATCGCTTTTTTACTACTTTGTATGGTACGCAGTTTTCCACTACGTCACATACTAAACTTACGCCTTCCGATTTCTCTAAACTCCGTATTGCTCGTACTACACTTGAAACTACTTTATTGAATTATGCAGCGCATCAAGGTAAAGACGTCTTTGATTGTTCTATATTCGATAATACTTGTAAGTTACTTGAACTTCTTGGTTATGGTAGTTATTGGTTTTATAAGTATGGTGGTTTTAGCGATTCCCTAAAGCAGGATCTTGGCAAGTTTCAGCCTGATTTGCTTCCTTTCCGTCTTTGTGCTTATCAAAAGGTTTATGAAGATTTTTATCGCCAAACAGATTATGAATCATCTACCAATGTTTGGAATCTTGATTCAACTTTTGATTCTTCGTCTACTTCTTTGAGCCAAGCCAAATTTGAAGCACTTCTTCCTATGAGGTATGCAAATTGTAATCGTGATTATTTTTCTGCTACCCACCCTACTTTTCAAGGTGCTACTTTTTTAGTTAATCC